GATTGTCGTAAATTTCTTTGGAGATCTGCCAGCCTTCAGCGTTCAGAAACTCCTGCCATTTTTCTTCAACGTCAACGTTTTCATCCATTGTTATTTAGCTACACGATCCTTAACGAAGGTTTTAGCAACAGACACAGCGGCAGCCAAGCCTGCGATGCCCGCACCCTTCGCTGACGACAAGTCAGCTACAACAAACACACCAAGAAACGACTGGGCGAAAGTCCAAGCCGCTCTTTCTAATAGATCAGTTAAGTTTTTCATTTTCTTTTTTTACTCCTGTTAGCTTTATCATACGCTATAGCGGCAGCCTGATCCCGTTTATATCCTTCAGAGATCAGAGTGCCTATGTTTTGACTGATGGTTTTCTGATCGGAGCCTCGTTTGAGAGGCACTGTCAGTACCTAGGTTTTCTAGGTTTGCGACCCATCAGTCGTTTTCGTCGAACATGGAACGCATACCGTTACTCATCCGTAACATAGCGTCACCAGTTAACGTACCCAGATTAGCTGTAGGGCGTGTCACACTCGACACGACCACACTCTCAGCTTTAGTGCTGGGAGTAGTACCATCTAAATGTCCGTGCATAATCCCCTACTTTCCAAACGGGCGGCCACCATGAGCGGCGTTACCCAAATTAGTGTTCCGCAAATAAGCTGCGGCTTTCTTAGCCTTCTTACTCATATCCCACATGTTGAATGAAGATGTAGAGTTGTAAGGCTGGTCATCTTGCGACCCGAACGTTTCTTGAAACGAAGGACCGTATCCTTTACCTCTTGGCATAATATTTTTCCTTACTGTATAAACAGGCAGCCGAACGTTTCACCGTTCACCACACCTGTAACCTTCAAAAAACCTTGTGTTTCCTGAAATGCTCTGATAGCGTCACCAGTTTTCTTACCGAAAATCCCGTCAACAGGACCTGGATCGAAACCTCGTTCCACTAACTTTCCCTGCACTAAACGCACAGGTAAACCACGGCTACGAGAAGGGCGAGACAAAGGAGTCTTTTTAACCTGCTCGTGTAAATCTTTAAAGAACTGGATGATCGCACCCCAGTCGACAGTCTCAGGAGCCTCAACGACACCCATACCGCTTTCAACCCAGTTGCCTAACCAGTCACCAGGACACGTCGTGTAGCCTTCTTTAGCTTTTTTACGATGCGTTGAAACCCAAAGCCCTTTGCCGAAATGGTACTCAGCGGCATCAACAACTGTTTGTAAAGAACGTAAAGCATTGTCGCTAGGCTTATCAAAACCCCAGCCAGTAAAGCACACGCTGATTGAACGACTGTTCCAACCTTTAGTTCCAGCTCCACGGTTATCCCATCCTCTGCCTTCAAAAATAGTTCCCGATTCGTCTACAAGCCAGTTGTAGCCAATACCATCCCAGCCTTTGCCCATGTGGTGACGTTCAAATGCTTTAACTGCATCTGATCCTTTCGGACCGTTTTGCACACCTGAGTGGTGTATAACTACGCCTGCTACTCTGGCACGGTTGAGTTTGTCGAATTTTCCTTTTGGTGGCGGTTGAGCGCCCCATTCTTTTCTTGAGATGTGTTTCATCTATTTATACTCCGTTTTGTCCCGCTATTTTCGTCGGTTTTCAAGATCTTGCTGATCCCGTATGTCTTTTTCAAGTTTCTTCTGCTCCTCATACCACACGAAACGATCATCCGCGTCGTTATGGAAACGTAAACTCCCACCAAAAAAGAAACTTACCATACTTGTGATCCAACGTCGTTGTTTAGATTTCTCATTAGGCCACAACCTGCGGGACCTACCCAAAATAGGACTCAAAGCCTCCAAAGTATAAATATCTTTATCTCTCATACGCCACTCGCCTTTAGAGTTGCGTTTCGCCATCCCTAAAAAATCCAACGCATCCATAACACCAGGAATGGTTGTTAACAAATTAGGAACCTGCTGGAATCTCCCCTCTAAAGGCAACCCTCCGAAAACTTGCTCCCCGAAATGTCGTTCAATAGGAAGTTTAATAAAGGGGGCTACACCCTCAGCGAATTTGCGTGGAGCTTCTGACGGGTCGTTCACCATCGTAGCGAAATCTTGGAAAGGCAAATCAGGCATCGTCAAAGCACGCCCACCCTGAAACATGAATGGCAACTCAATGCCGTAACGTTTCAAAACGTAACTAGGCCACAAATTTTCTTCACCTATATCTAATTCGAGTTCGCCTTTAAGTTGACCTAAACGTGACCACGCCGTAGGGTTCTTCCCCATTGATTCTATCAACACGGGAATAATGGATTTTTGCCATTTCCAGAACGGGTAAACCAATTTGATTTTACGTTCAGCGTTGGTCAAATCCGAGTAATCGAAATGGTATTTAGCGACCAGCTCGTAAGCATCATCCAGACTTTTACCCTTGTAAGCCATAGCGTCAAAAGCTACAGCACCACGTAAAATAAACTCCATGCGTTCATTAGCACGCCTCATCCCTTGAAACAGTTTGAAATCTGCCGAAAAAGGATTCCACGTACCAGCACGAGTACCTAAAACATCTCGCGCCACCTCCGACACGGCTTGACCCCGACCAACAATACCTGATTCGACCATGTCCGCAAAAACTTTCAGATCGTAACCTGACGCTGTGCGATTAGATTTATTACCAAACACTCTTTTCAACGGGATGGTGTTACCTTCATCACGCAAAATTCTTGCACCCGTCAACAACCTGTCGTAACTCGTGGGACCTGTACCTCTCTTAACAGCTTCCCTTCTCATCGCCTCAACCTTTGAATGTAGCCCCATCTCAATACGAGCTATCTGAGTGTTAACCCACACACCACCCTGACCGTTCCTTAAAATAAAACCAGGTGACGCTATAGCTTGAGCTTTCCACCAGTTCAAAAACTTCGGGTACCCTGTCAGAAACTCGCTGACAGCTCTAGGATCGTTAATGCGAGCTGACGCTAAAAAAGCATCATCGAACATTTCTTTAAATTCGTTAGTGTTAACAGCGACATAATCGTCGAAACCTGTTTGACGGATACGGTTAGATAAGGCTTGATTGTAATTTTCTTGAAAACCAAGAATACTTCTTTTGTTGTTGATAGCAGCAGTAGCTTCAGCTTGACTCTCAGCGGCTGTCAACTGGACTTTCAAATCGGGACTTGCTTTAGCATCCGCTATGTCTAAACGCAAACTACGAATCTCATTAGCTTCTATTGTGTTAATCATGTTGTTAAGATTTTTAACATCTTGAGAAGCCTCACCGAAAATGCGTGTCTGAGCAGCCAAAGCCTGCCGTAAACCAGCAAGTTCACGTTCCGCTAAAGATTGTTGATACTGTATAGCGTCTTGCTGTAACCGTATGTAACGTTGAACGTCTACAGGCTCATCAACATACAAGCCTGTGTTAAACGCATCTTCTATAGCTTGTATTTCCTCATCAACAAGCGTTTTAGCTCCACGAATCTCAGCCCAATCATCGTGAACTTTCCATAATGTTGCTTCTAACTCTTGGTCTAATTGCATTGCTTCCGAAGCTATTTCTTCCCACGTTTCAAAACGTTGAACAGCAGGATCTTTAGGATCAAACCCACTTGCGGGCATAGGACCTAAATCCAACTCGCCTCGAAGTAAACGCTCCAACCTTCGCATACCCGCAACAGTCTCATCGGATAACAAAGCCGCCGATTGCCCCACATTGTAAGCCCTTAAAGCATCACTGATAGTTTTAACATTACGCCTAAGCTCAGAAAACAAAGCAGGATCTTGACCTCTCGCTACAGCAGTCATAATACGATTGATTAAATTTAATTCTTCTTGAACTATTAAAGCCCTCGCTGCGTAAGTTTTACTCCGCTCCCCCAAATTTTTTTGAATCTCACCAACAACACGTTTAGTGTTAGGCAACATGACATCAGGCAACTGTGTCACATCTTCCATCAACTCATCCAACTGTGATTGAAGCTCGTCACGTATCCTACGCGCTGAAGCCTGATCCACAGAAGCGCCCTGTTTCAAATCATCTATTTTGTTTTGAGCCTCAACAGCTATCCTACGAGTTTCACCCAACTCAACTTTTTTAGCATCAACCTTATTTAAAGCCTCATCTAAACGGCTTGTCAGCTTTCCTTGAAAATTTTTGTTTAAAACTTCAACAGGGATAAGTTGCCCTGCGTTCTCCAACGATGTAGCCACTCTAGTGTCAGACGCTAACCTTCCTAAACGACCTATGTATTCTTCCGCTACTTTGAAAAAATCATCTTCAAACAACTGAACCCACTCAGCCCCAAATAGCCTTTGACCTATTTCCTCCATTTGCTGCTGAACGCCTTTACCCACACCATTAGGACCAGTCACATCAAAAATTTCTTCACCATAAAAAGTTTTACTGTAAAGCCTGTCAGCTTCTTTCTGTCCTAACTGTTTGACATACTCGTCGTACTGGGAGGGAGTCACATAAGAACGTAAACTGAACTTTCTACTAGGAGAAGCAGGTCTGAAAATAGAATCTTTGTTTATTACGTTGCCTTCTTTTAAAGTTCTAGCAGCGTACATGTCGTTGATTAAAGGCTCGAACCTTGCGTCACCTGCAACGTCGTCAAATAAAACTTTAGCGTTGTCCCAAAAATCTACGAGAGTTTTATGAAATTCTTCTCCCGCTGTACCTAAACGGGTTATAGATTCTGGCATCGCAGGGTTAATTACTTGACGACCATTAACTATAAGAATGTTACCTGCCTCATCTGTCAAATGGTAAGGTTGAGTAGAAGCGAACTGGATAACAGATCGGTCTACACCCAGAGCATCAGCTTGAGCGCCTATCCTGTTAACATCAGAAACAAGCGCAGTTTCTATCGTGCTTTGAGCAACCTTGCCTTCATTACGCACAGAAGAAAGAAAAGAACCAACCAAAGCATCATCAGGGTTTTTAGCTGTCATCTCCAACTGGCGTATACGGGCTTTAGTGTTGATTAAATTGTCAGCAGCATTAAAAAGTTTCAACTGGGCGGCAGCGTTCCAAGCCCTACCAGGCATAGAAGCTAACATGCCGACAAGACCAGCAGTCCCAGGTATACGCAAACCTTCCACAGCCATCTTGGAAGCCATACCCGCAGCACGTTTAATAGGATCATCTAATTGACGTAAAGCAGCTACACTCGCGTCGTCACTGCGGCGCATCAAACGCATAGCTTCTAAAATTTTGTCATTATTTTTAGCCACCCAACCTTGACCTTCACCAACAACAAAATCAGGCAACTGTTTAATTCGACGCTGATCCCACTTAGCGCCCCACTTTCCCCGTGTGGCATAATTCAAAGGATTCTCTATAATTTGACGACTGAACCTGCCAGTGCCAGGAACAGTGAAACCCATATTTGGTTTAATACCTATATCATCTAAAGATCTACCAGCCGAAGCTATGCTTTTAGTTTTTCTTACTCTCTCAGAAGCAGCTATCAGACGGGCGTGGTCATCCATCCTGCCCGCAGCTTTAGCAGTGTTAGCCGCTGCTTTCAGAGCTTGAGCTACTTTCGGGGCTGTAGTCAAAGTACGACCCGCTAACCCTATACCAAACGCATAAGTCCAAGGATCAAAAGCAACATCCAAACCAACGCCAGGTAGCCATGAATGTTTGTAACCTATATCTTCCAAATACCCCGTTAAACCCGTGTCTCGTAAAACCTCTCCGAACAAATGGTTGTCTTTAGTTTGCTGTAACCAATCTTTAGGAGAAAAGCCTTCACCTTGGAAAACGTCTACAAGTTCTTGAGCAGTTGAAGCTATCGCAGCGCGTGGAGTGTCTAAGAAATCTACAAAATCTCCTACTTTGCCCCAAAATTCTATATCACCAGATTTTTCAGGTTGAGTAGCTTCTTTAATAGTCGGACGTTTTGTTATAGGCGCAATACTTCTAGCACGTTCTAAAGCTTTTGTGATACGCCCATCAGGACCTGTCGCTGCTCGCTGAGTTACTTTAGCTCTTTTTAACGCTTCCTCAATGGGGGAATAAGCCATAATCAGTTAGGGATACTAATGATAACATTATCTAAAAGTTTGTCCATTACAGATTTTTCAGGTTCCCATTCCTCCAACGCCCCCATTTCTATTTCAGCATCAGTTAAAACCTGATTCATGCCAGCTTCAATCTGTTCAGGGGAGTAACCCACCTGCCCGCCTCCACTAGTAGCCGCAGTAGCCATTTCCATACCAGGTTGCAACAGAGTGGGAACAAAAGATTGTTGCGTTGCTTTTAGTTGTAGCATAATCTCAGCAGCGAGTTGAGGTTCAAGATTAGCAAGTAACCAACTAGAAATATCACCATCAGAACCTATCCTGAATCCTTCATACTGGTCAAACAAACTTTCTTGTAACGTGTCGAAAGTATCTTGATCTATTTCTAAATTCGTTAACATGTTATTCAACACAGTAGGTAACAAATCACGATAAGGATACTTGTTCTTCAAAATCTGATTTAGCCTCTGGTTAGCATCCAACCCCATATAAGGATTATCAGGGTCAAACGGCATCAACTGACCCGTGAAAGGATCAATACCTTGCGACATGAGATCCATCATCGTGTCATAACTATCAGCATCAGCTTTAGCAATAGCAGACTGCAACTCGTCAGCACTCTCAGCTAACGCTATACGCTCCTCAGAAGCTCTCTGCTCACGACCTGATTGAATACTAGGAGTGTCTACATCAGCGTACTGACCTGCAAACATAGCACCCTCAGGGACACCAGTGAACGGAGACAACAACTCAGACGACAAACCACGCTCACGAGCCGTCTGACGATCCTCAGCAGCCATCATAGCAGCGCCCAAATCCATCTCCCTTGCTGTAGACCGCAAGTCCTGACCGAAACCACCAAACACAGCTTCACCCAACAAAGCCCTGTCAGCATCAGCGGAAGTGCCTATGCGACCCATAGCGTTCAAATAGTCTCGTTCAGCGTCACGACCACCCTGATAGGTGGCATCCATCATAGCGAACTCGTCAGCTACCAAACCTGGATCTATGCCCGCTGCGATCAACTGGGCGTTCAAAGCATCCCTGTCAGCAGTACGTTCAGTTTGTGCAGTAGCCATGTCGCTTTCAAATCCTGTTATGACACCTGCTTGTTCAGCTAAAAAATCCTCATAGACTCTTTCACGTTCCG